ACCAACAAACTCCATTCTTACAAGTATAACGATGATATCTTCCGTCGTTTGTCTGTCATTCCTGAAGGTAAGAACCACGGTTTCGTTATGTTTCTTGACTGGTCTGGTTCTATGCAGTTCGGTCTTCGGCATACAATGAAACAGTTGTTCACTCTGGTTCTTTTCTGTAAGCAGATCCAGGTGCCTTTCGAGGTCTATGCCATCAAAGACTGTAATCTCAAAAAAGGAGATGCATTCTCTTATAACGGAGAAAACATTCTGCATCTTAATCAGGTTGGTCTTCGTCAGTTTCTATCTTCCAAGATGAATACTGCCGAACTAAACGAGGCCATGTCTGTTATGTGGGCTATGGGCCATGGTGTCAATCTTTACTGTGAAGGTATGGGTGGCACACCTTTGAATGAGGCTCTTATTCTTGCTCCGAAAGTCGTGAATGATTTTCGTGCCAAGTATAAACTTGAAATCGTGAATACCATCGTTCTTACAGACGGTGAGGCTAACGGATACAATGGTGTGTATAACGAAACGACTCCTCGGGCCAGTGCCTTTCGGCGTAAGAAAGTATATCTTTACACCGATAAGATCACTGGTAAGACCCATGAGGTTTATCCTCATGGTCAGCCTGATTATAGCAGCAACACCAATGTTATGCTGCGTATTCTGAAAGAGCAGACTGGATGTAACCTTATCGGTTTCTTTCTCTTTACGGAGTCTTGGAACAAGTTTATGTATCGGTTTATCTCTCATGATACAACCGAGCATAAGAGTAAGGCACAAAAGTTCTGGAAAGATAACAAGTTCTATCCTGTCAAGAGTGCTGGTTATGACGAATATTTCGTTATTAACGCCAGTGCCCTTAAAGAAGAAGATGTAGGACTTGAAATCGATAACAACAAGTCCACGAAGATTATGGCTAAGGCATTCTCCAAGTTTGCCGCAAAGAAGGCTGTAAATCGTGTCCTTCTCCGTAACTTTATTGACCATGTGACAGGTCAGGCTAAAAAGGTTGCGTAAAATCAACGACTTGGAGGGTGGTTGCCACCCTCCATTCCTTGTGCTATAATCCATATATAATGAGAACTGTGAAAGGAAACTCTCGTATGCCTAAGAAGATTGATCGCTCCGTGTTCCTTGACAAGGTGCGTTTTGAATATGGTGCTATCCGTGAAATCACCCGTGCCCAGGTCCTTGAGGTTTGTGAAAAGTATAACCTTGATCGTCCTAACTGGTTGTTCAATGACTTGACTCGTCGCATTGGTCGTGGTCGGTATGAACTATACGTTTCTGATGAAATGAAAATTCTTTCTAACGAAGATGTAAAAAAGAAGTTCAGTAAAAAGACTGCTAAGATCCAGTCTGTTGTTCCTGTGACTGATACTATGGTCGCTATGGCACCGACTGTTTCTATGTCTGGTCCTTCTACTAGCACCAGTGCTGAAATCTCTCTTGTTCCTGAGAAGGCTTCGGGTTATGTGCCGTTCGGTAATTTTACGGACGTTCGTTCTATTATCAAGTCCAAGAAGTTTTATCCTGCCTATATCACTGGCCTTTCTGGTAACGGTAAGACTATGATGGTTGAACAGGTTTGCGCTCAGGAAAAGCGTGAATGTGTTCGTGTCAATATCACCATTGAAACAGACGAAGACGACCTTATCGGTGGCTTCCGACTTGTTGATGGTCAGACTGTGTGGCAGGATGGTCCTGTTATCGTGGCCATGACTCGTGGTGCTGTTCTTCTTCTAGACGAAGTTGACCTTGGTTCTAATAAACTAATGTGTCTCCAGCCTGTGCTTGAAGGCAAGTCTGTCTTCCTCAAGAAGATTAATCGCCTTGTTCATCCTGAAAAGGGTTTCAATGTGATTGCTACAGCAAACACCAAGGGTAAGGGTTCTGATGATGGTCGCTTTATTGGCACCAACGTTATGAACGAAGCGTTCCTTGAGCGTTTCTCTATCACTATGGAACAGGAATATCCTGCTCAGAAAACCGAGACTAAGATCCTCAACAATGTTCTTGGTGCTTCTGGTATTGAAGCAAAAGAGTTTGTTGATAAACTGGTGACTTGGGCCGATGTTATTCGTAAGTCCTTCTATGAAGGTGCTTTGTCTGAAATCATCTCCACTCGCCGTCTCGTCCATATCTGCGAGGCTTATTCTATCTTTGGACAGAACCGTGTGAAGGCACTTGAACTGTGCTTGAACCGCTTTGATGTGGATACTAAGAATGCGTTTATGGAACTTTATAAGAAAGTCGATGAAACCGTTGATCCGCAGCCTGTTTCTGAATCGGAAACAGCCAATGTGGGTGAAGAGGTGGCTTTTTGAATGAAAAGCCTCGGCGTCTCTAAAGAAGAAGCCGAGGTGCTGGCAGAAATAAGCAAATACTCTAAGAGTCTTTCTGTCACATAACAAGAATACCCGTGTGTAATATAGTGATGCTGGTGGTTATACACGGGTCCTTTCCTTTCACGACCACCAGCATCAAAACTTTGAATGGAGAAATATATAATGGCTACTGCTCGTAAGACTCAGATTGAAAAGATTGAAAACGTCCTTCGCAAGTATAACACTGGACCTGGTGTTACATCTGCTAAGGTTGCTTCACTGGCTCGTGTGCCTCGTGAGACAGTTGGTAAGCGTGTTTTTGATCTTCGTGAGTATTACAACATCTACACCAACTACCGCTATGTGAATGGTAAGCGTACCGCTTTCTATCGCTTTGCAGGTTGATATCTAAAAAGTTTACTATATAAGCGTAGGGACAGAAATGCCCCTACGCTTTTCGTGTATGGAGAATAATATGGAAATCAAAATTTCAAGTGAAGATTTGAGAAAGAAAAAGTTATTTGTTGCTACACCATGTTATGGTGGCCAGTGTTTTGGTCTTTATGCCAAGGCTTGTTTGGACCTTCAAGCAACATGCATTCAGTATGGTATTGAATGTCGCTTTTCGTTTATCTTCAATGAGTCACTAATCACAAGAGCAAGAAATTATTTGGTAGATGAATTTCTTCGTTCAGGTTGCACCCATCTACTATTCATCGACTCCGATATTCAATACAATCCTCAGGACATTCTAGCACTCTTGGCACTTGATCGTGATATCATTGGCGGCCCATATCCAAAAAAGAGCATTAACTGGAGCAATATCGTTAATGCTGTTAAGCGTAATGCAAACAATGATAAGTTTAATCCTGGTGATCTAGATGGTGTTACAGGCGACTTTGTTTTCAACCCAGTTCCTGGAACAACCTCTTTCAAGGTAAATGAACCTGTAGAGGTTATGGAAATTGGTACAGGATTCATGATGGTCAAACGTGAAGTCTTTGAAAAGTATGCTGAGGAATATCCACATCTTCATTATAAGCCTGATCATATTGGACAGGCCAATTTTGACGGTTCAAGATACATTCACGCATTCTTCGATACTGTTATCGATCCAAAGTCACATCGTTATCTTTCGGAGGATTATATGTTCTGTCAGAATGCCAGAGCAATTGGATATAATGTTTGGCTATGTCCATGGATGAAGACAACACACGTTGGAACATACGGATTCCAGGGTGATCTAATCTCTGTCGCACAATTGAGTGGTTCACTACGATGATCATAGGTCTTGTTGGCTTTATTGGAGCCGGCAAGGGAACAGTCCGTGATATTCTTGTCAGAGAACATGGATATCACGGATTTGCTTTTGCTGATGCTTTGAAAGATGCTGTGTCCACAATCTTCACATGGCCACGAGGTCTTTTAGAAGGTGATAGTAATGCTTCACGAGCCTTTCGTGAACGTGTCGATCCATGGTGGTCACATAAACTTGGTTACGAGGTGACGCCTCGTCTCATTCTACAGAAAATGGGTACAGAAGCATGTAGACATGGAATCGCAGATAACATCTGGATTGCGGCATTAGAGAAACGCATTCATGGATATGAAGACGTGGTTATCTCCGATTGCCGTTTTCCGAATGAACTCGATTTTGTTCGGAGTGCTGGTGGCATCATAGTTCAGGTGAATAGAGGTAATGCTCCTACAAAAGAAGAACTATCCAAAATGCATGTATCAGAGACATCCTGGAACTATATTGTTCCAGATTATATCGTAGACAACGATGGTACATTACAGGAACTGAAAGACAAGATAAAATTGGTCTTGACAGTAGAACAAAAACATACTACAATACAACATCAATCACCTTGAACAAGGAGTATATAATGAAACTAAGTGAAAACGCTCTTACCGTTCTAAAGAACTTTGCCTCCATCAATAGCGGCGTTGTTCTAAATGCAGGTAAGGTACAGAAGACAATCTCACCTGAAAAGTCCATTCTTGTTGAAGCAACATTGGAAGATGATGTGCCTACCAAGTTCGGCATCTATGATCTAAATCAGTTTCTCGGCAATGTTACGACCCTTCGTAATCCAGAACTAACATTCAAGAATGAGTCCGTTGTTCTAGATGACGGTGAACTAGCATTTGATTATATGGCCTGTTCACCAAATCTTATCATCACCCCACCAGATAAGGAACTTGCCTTGAAGACCGTTGACGTAAAGTTCACCCTACCAAATCTTATGTTTCAAAAATTGCTCAAGATGGCAACGATGAACTCTCTACCAAATCTTTCTGTTGAAGGTAAAGATGGTTCTCTAAATCTTCTCATTCACGAAAAGGCAAATGATACATCCAATCGTGGTGCTATCAAGATTGGTGACTATGCTGGTAAAGACTTCATTGCTACATTCAAGACAGAAAATCTCAAGTTAGTCCCTGATGATTATGATGTTGAGGTTCAGACAGGTGCCTTTGCTAAGTTTGAGAACAAGGCAGGCAATCTTAAATACTTTATTGCTTTGGAGACAAAGTGATGTATGTATGGCGTCTCTATTTCGGATGTTTGTTTCTGTTGTTTCTGGCGATTGGACTTATCATCTATCAGGAATATACAGATAACAAAAAGTGTGAAGATGCCGGTGGTGTCTACGGTGGTCACGGCATGTGTGTAAATCCAGCGGCAGTTATTGAGGTAGACTAATGAGCATGATGGGACATAATCAACAGAATCGATCAGTTCAGGGACTAACTGAAGAAGAACGCAAAACATTTCGTAAGGCTATTATGGAGTTGAATGACTCCATGACTCGTGTTGGTGCCGAGCGAGAACTACAGAAAGATACTATCAATGAACTAAGTGGTAAACTGGACATTGATAAGAAACTCATTCGT